AGGATCAACAGGTGGATAATTTGCAAAGCCTCTACACTCCACCCCTCCAGAAAGAGATTCAATCAAACTACGCGTTATTGGCTGGAAATAATTTTTCTTTGTATTCACATCTCCAGCAACATATATCCCGGCAATACGCAAAGCCCCATCTTCTCGTAACACGAGAAGAGACCCACAATCACCATGAGCAAGATCTGGTATGTCTGTTGTATACAACTGAGCAGTATACTCTGCATAAATCCCGTCTGCGTACTTAACATTTCCAGTAAGTTGAAGTTTCCCAACGGGGGCAGCAAAAGTACAACGAGGTCCAGCATTCAAAGTCTCACTAATGCGTGGAACGAGTGCCATCAAGTCCAAACGTTTTGAAAAGAAACCACTAGGTTGAAGAACATCATGGCAAATATGTCCCAAAAGTGACCGCTGTATTTTAAGCGATTTAAATCGAACAAGTATACCATCACTGTTTTCAAGATCGAAACCAGAAACATTCTTCGCGGATCGAAAATCATGAATTGCATCATCAAACACAGTCTCCGTGAAAGATGTTGTATCGGTTTCCACACGGAACCGGTAAGATTTACATTTTTCACCTCCAAGAATGTGTCTTGGAACAAGTACCATATTGGAAACAACTTGCAAGCCATACATCGTTATTTGACGAGGTCCATCGGAAAGGAGGGTTATACGCACAAACTGTGAGGCAAATCTATCTATCATATGTGCATCACCCTCATTGACATTAATCTCAGAATCTAATTCCGAGATCCAATCTGCCGCATGAGCGCGAGCTCCACCACGAATCCTTCGTGTTGTCGCACCCTTCTTTCCTTGTCTTTTGTTTCCATGTTTCTCATACTTAACCCAGGTGCGTTTCTCTGGGTCATAGAAATAACGATTTCCCTCACGGTCCTCGTAACCTCGATCATCACCTTGCCAAGACAATCGAGCTTGCTCACGCATGCACAACGTATACTCAATGTCGTTACCATTGCACACTATCTTATCCTTCTTTGACACGAACATTGACAAAATCACGGATAAAAGCGTTTTAACAAAGTTAATCATAACAAAAGCAAAGAAACAGAAAATGAAAAAGCGATACAATATAATACAAAAGCCAAGAACACCAAC